TAACCGTAACGTGTCATAAATGAAACTACTGGTTCAAAACTGTTTGGATCCATAACTGGTCCTGTACTCATTAAAGGAATATATGGGCAATAGAACGCAGGTGCGTCTGTTTCGCTTGATCCTTTATAACCAACTAATACAGAGCCACCGTCTGCTTGATATTGGTCTACGAATACTTTAATAGTACCGTTAAGTGTACCAACTAATTTGCTGTTTGAAGGTGCATCAAATGATCCTTCAGTTGTTCTTGCAAAAGTAGAAGTTGTCGCACTTTGTAAAATTGTTAATGCTTCTGGTGAAACAACAACATAGTTACCTGCGCCTCTTCTTGTTCTTGCCGCAATTAAGTTAGCCGCTCTGTTGATTCCGATTGCTAGTACGGCGTGCTTGTCACCGATGAATGCTGGAGTTCCGGAAATGTTTCCTGAACTTGCATCAAAGTCTAGTGTATCAACTGTTGGTGCTAGAGATCTGAGGTTGCCAAGCATTTCTTGGTCGATTTCAACCGCGATTTCTTGTGCAAGTGCCTGCATAATTTCTGCTTCAACATCAACACCGTGCATAGAATTGGCATCTTGAGCACTCTCAAAAGTCCATCTAGCACTTAGACGTCTAGTTTTCGCTTCAACTGTTTGTTTTAAGATTTGAACACTCATTTTTCTACCAACTGAACCCTCAGCCGCCGCTGTTGCGTCTGGTGATCCTGCGTAAGTAGATGCTAGTTTGAATGGACTTAATGCTTCGTCACCTGCATTTGCTCCACCGCCACTTTCTGCGTATCTTACTCTTAATGTGTGAATTTGACCTACTGGTCCGGTCATTGGCTGTACCCCTAACAATTCGTTAGAAATCAAAGAAGGTAAAACCCTTCTGATTAAAGGTAGCATAACCTTGTTTAATGTTGCAATATTACCCGCCATTGTAGCACCTGAAGAAGCCGCTTCTTGAAGTTGAACTTTAGAATTTTCTAAAATCGTCTCCATAGTCGTCTTCTTGCTACCATTTAAACCCTCTAAAAGAGCGTCTTTCGTTGCGGACCAATTGCTTTCAAATAATGCTTCTGCCATTATATTTCTCCTTAGTTTAGTCCTGCTAATTTTCTGAGTTCGTTAATTTCAACGACATCAGAATTGTTAGTTGCTTCTTGCTCATTGCTGGCAGGTGCAACCCTGTTACCAGTGTGTTCTGTAGTTTTCACTGATTCATTAAGTGCTTTCTTTTCAGTTCTTACTGATGCGTCCTCATTGAGTACACTTGGTAAGTACTTATTGAAAGCCTGTTCTAATTTGTTTGTTTGAACTGATTCTAACAATTCAACCATAATTTCTTTTTTCTCTTTATTAAGCGGAGTCATTAAGTTATTTAATGTCTCGTTGCGTTGATACTTATCTTCTGCAATTCTTAACTTAGAGATAGTTTCTTTTTCTTGCTTAGTAGATTCTTCTAGTTTCGCGTTTGCGTCTTTGACTGCTGTTTGCATTTCTGCCATCTCTTCTCTAATCTTCTTCACTTCTGAATTTTCATTGAGGTAAGATGAAGCATACTCAGATGCTACGGATTCAAAAATTCTTCTACCAAAATCATTTTGCCTTGCCGCTTTAATGTCGTCTCTGTACTGACCAATCTCACTATTAATGATTTTAGTAATACTTGATTCAACTTTTCCAGCCGCTTTCTTAATGAACTGCTCTTTAGATTCTGCAAGTTTCTTACGACCTTCAGCAATCAATTGAACTTTCTTCTCAACTAACTCCTGTTTGTCCTTATGAAACTCTGAAATCTCATCAGCAACTTGTTCAATTACAAAGTTTTCTAACTTACCGATATTTGCTTTATGCGAATCTCTGTCTGCTTTTAACTCTTTGATTTCATTTGCTAATGTTTCTGTAACAAACTTGTCTAGTAATTTGCTATGTGCATCGATAGACTCTTTATATTTGACTCTGTCGCTTACTAGTGCTTGTTTGTCCTGTGCGAATTCTTTGATTTCTTCTGCTAGTGCCTCGGAAATAAATGTGTCCATTGCTTCAACTATTTGTCCTTTATCGTGTTCAAATCGTTGAGCGAACTCTTCCCTTAACTCTGCTGTGATGTCATCACGTGCTTCGCTTAGTTGAGCATTCCACGCCGATTGAATCTCGCCTCTTGCCTCTTCAGACAATGTGCTTGATTCTAATAGGTCATTAAATGTTGTCGCCATATGCTCTCTCCTATTTCAGATTAAGTTCACGAATAAAATTTAATATTTCTCGTGATAAATGTTTTTGTGCGCCTTTATCGTGTGTTACTGCTTCGGCGATATCGTGTATTACTCCACCACCTTGCATATTAAATAAACTTTCTCTTATTGCCTTAGGGTAGGCATCAGGGGCACTTGGTTGTGCTACGATGTCTACGGTAACTATATCAAAGTCAGACACACGTCCCGACTCGTTTACATTACCGCTACCCCTACTAGATACTCCTAACTTAGCACCACTCGTAAGTAGTGTTTTAGCAATATTACCCATAGGCGTATCTAAGAGTTTTAATTTACCATAGCCGTTTGCGTCTTGCATTTCCATATTTGTAATCATATGACTACATCTGTCTAAATTTAT